TAAGCAAGGTTCGCCGGCCATGGAGCGCATGCCGGATTGGGAAATGACCAGGAACAGGTTCATGAGTACTTTGGTGGAAACGGCCAAGTCTCTAGATGCGATTAGCGATAGTTGGTTTGCACCCAGCTACGCGTCGCAAGTTCTTCTCCCATCAATCGCTGGTTGTTGCATGAATGTTGTTGCAACACTAGTAATTGGCTTGGGCACTGTTGTGGTGGCTTCTCCTGTTATTGAGGAGTCTGCGCACACGGTTTGCCATGCCATTCACCCAACCCTCGGCAGTGTGTACCGCAGGGCGCTTTCGTTCAGCGAAGATGCGAGCATTGTTGCAATGTCCATCTCACTGGCGCATCCGCACTGGCACACTGGTCGAGCGTATTCCTGGATGTTCGTTGCGGCGGGTGCAGTAGGTCTCATGCTACGCACCCCGGCACGTAACCTTCATGCCCGGAAGCGTGGTGAAGTGCTCCAGGGGGGATCCTCACTCTCCTCCCGAATTTGCGAACACGCCATGTTCAATTTAAAGGCGTGCGCATTTGATGGCCTTGCAATGGGGTTGTTGCAGGCAAGTACGCTCCACCATGCGTACATGGGAGTGGAACCCGGTTACGCACACGGCCTTATCAGCCTGGTCAACGTTAGCCTCAGACCATATTCCTTTCAGATGGTGCATGGAGGCATTGGGACGGTTGATGACAGCGAACCGGTGGCGGCTGCTGGCGTTTTAACGCAGCGTGCGATCCGATTGAGCGTTGACCACTTAAGATCCGGATTGACCCCGAAGAGGACCCTTTGTTATGCAGGGATCCTCCTCGGCCTTGGTGCAATCGGCTTTGGTGTGGCTAAACTCTTGGACTCGTCCATCGACGTCAATGGGGCCACCCCCTATCAGAGGGCCCAGCGTTGGATGGCTGAAAAGTGGAGTGACTTTGTTTGCCGTGAAGCGGTGGACAGCCCACACCTTGGACGCGCCCAGCGTGTCATTGCCAATCTAGAGATGATCTTCTCTAATGAGTATGGCGTGACCACTGGCGACGACATTGAGTACCCACTTGAAGCCTGCGGCGGCACCCGGGAAGATGTCTTCCCTAGCTACGCGGACGAGTATGAAGAGGACAGGAACGGGCAGGTTGTTCCCCGTTATGAGGTCAGCGCCCAGAATGAGCCTCTGCCATATGACGCATTACGTTGCGTTAAATGCAGGATCGCTGCCGCCAAAGGCGGGGACTCGTCCAATGGATGCAACCATCGTGGTGCCACGTGGGAGCGTCTCAAAGAGCCCGCCATCACCGAAGCCGTGCTTGCGGCCAGGTGTAGGTTCCAGCTGAAAAGTACACCGAAGACGGCCATGAACGAAAAGGCCGTCAACATCTTTCTTGTCAGGTTCTTTGAAGGCAGGAATATGCGCACCCACCATATAGCGGCTAGTGTACTGGTTGCTGAGTGCGTGTACTGGGTCCCGACGAACTCAGAGGTGGCATGGCAGAGGGTCTTCGATGCCTTCTGCCTCCGGTACGCAGCCAACCCTGCAGCGGGGTGGGCTGCGGTAAACCGGCACTGATGTCGCTGGCGTCGTGTGAATGCGAAGCGGTTTTCTCCAAGACTGGTCAATGGGGAATTATTAACTCATCCCGGGTTAAGCTTTACACGGCGTAGCGACAATCAGGTGAAAACGAAGACACACTTATGCGAGGAAGGGCTTGCAGGTGTGGGTGAGTTCGTTGTTCACGAAAATGACCTGAACACTCTCAAGGCTGCCGTCCTGGAGAGGGTGTTTTATGTTGAAAAGGACGGCGCATTTGTTCCCCCCCCAAAACCAAAGAAAGGGGCCATGCAGAAGGAGTTGAGACCTTCGCTGGAGCTACTGTTTGAGCACACCCATGAAGTCACCCCTTGGACCCACGCCCAATTCGTGGAGTCGTACAGGGATCGCAGAAAGGTGCGGTATCAACAGGCATGCGACAGCTTAGCCATCAACCCCGTCTGCAAGGCAGACTCGGTTGTCAAGGGGTTTGTGAAGCGAGAGAAGATCGCTATTACGAAGGAGAAACCCAACCCTGTACCAAGGATCATTCAACCTCGCGATCCTCGGTACAATGTCGAAGTTGGTGTTTTCATCCGGCCCATGGAACAGATGATTTACGAGGCTATAAACGGATTGTTTGGCTACGAGGTGGTGGCCAAAGGGAAAAACGCTGAACAGACAGCTCAAATGTTTGTTTCAGCATGGGGTCGTTATGAAAAGCCGGTAGGCATTGGATATGATGCTAAACGGTACGACCAGAGTATATCCGTGGATGCACTGAGGGTCGAACACTCGGTGTATCTTCATTGTGCCCCGAGGGAGAGGAGACGCCACTTGGGCAGGCTGTTGTCTTGGCAGCTTGCCACGGTGGGTCGTGGTTACACACTTGACGGTGTTATTAGGTGGAAAGTTAAGGGTCAACGCAAGAGTGGCGATATGAACACATCTGTAGGCAATGTCCTGCTTATGTGCATTAAGCTTCACGCGTTCCTGCTCCAGAACGACCTCCTAGAACACGTCACGGTCATAAACAACGGCGATGACTTCGTCCTTGTGTGTGATGTGACCACTGTTAGACGTCTCGATGGGATGGTCGCTTGGTTTCTTAGGTTAGGCTTTAGGCTGGCCAAGGAAAATCCGGAGACCACCATGGAGAGGGTTGAGTTTTGCCAGGGCCGTCCGATCTTTGACGGCCATGTCTGGACTATGGTGCGCGACGTGCGGCGTACGTTAGACAAGGATGCCATTTGTTTGGCTCCTGTGTCGACGCGCCGTGAGTTGGCTGGATGGTGCACCGCTGTTGGTGAGTGTGGTTTGGCCTTGACCGGTGGAATGCCGATCTTGGACCAATACTACACTCGACTTGTTAACAGCGAGAGGGCACGCCACCACATCACGTTGCAAACCGCCGGTCTGGCCATGCTTGCCAGTGGAATGACCCGCGTGAGCGCGGCGCCCACTGACGACTGCAGGCTTAGCTTTTATAAAGCGTTTGACATCACCCCTGATGAGCAGATTTTGGCAGAGACGGCCATTGCGTCCACGCCACTCTGTTTGGATATATACGAGGACGACAGGGATGAACCGGTGGAGCCGGGCATCCTACAGCGCCTCCTCTAGACTACCGCTCGGGGCAGGCGGAGTCGCGACTAGATACACTATAGCATTTAGATCGCACCGGAGATAATCCCCTCCAACCTTCAAATGAAGAAGACAATCCAACCCAAGCGGGAGGGCCATCCCGCTAAACCCCCGGCTGCTGTCCACAAGCAAAGGAAGCAGCCGAAGACCGAGGCTAAACTAGCAGCAAGCCCCGGTAAGTATCCACCACCTGTTTTGAAGAAGCAGGTGGTGAGTTCGCTGGCATCGTCGCCGGCCAACACGATGTTAGATCTGTTGCAACACATGCACACCTTCCCAACTGCTGTTTCGGCCAGTTTGGGAGTGGGTGACTACCGCCCGGCAAATGACTGGGACCGCGCTGGAGTAATCGGCGGCGGCATCGCTCACGGGGCCTCAATGGCCTACCGTGCAGCGGCGGTGGCTGCCAATGCGTCGAAGGTTATCCTTGACGCCGCTGGCAAGGCAATGTGGTTGGCTCTCATAGACAGATTACCAATAGCAGCGTGGGGGCAGCTTAGGGATGCTACGGTTCGAGGTTTCAGGTGGGGAGCCCCAATGTCAGCATTGGCAATGTATACAAGCATGGCCGACGCTAGAACTCTCTACCAACTGTTAGCCGGTTATTTTGACTTTTCCGACTCACAGGTGATTCCGCTTGGACCGAAGATCCTTGAGGAGGCCGCGAACGGTGACCCTATGGTCATCTTGCGCCATCATACTGACGGGTATGTGGCGCTGACTCGATCTGAGGCCGACCAGATCGAAAGGGCCGCACACGGGCCCGAATGGATGCCGAGTTACGGTCTTGGCTCTCTCAAAGGTGAGGGGGAGGCCCAGTACTCAGGTACGGATGAGGATGTGAGCAAGTACGGTTACGTGACCGAGGACGACGAGCGTGGTGTTGCACCCAGATTGAGTTCTGGCACTACCGCTCCCGACGTCAAACCCATGGGTGGGCCACGTGACCATGCTTGGGCTCCGGCCAATACAGATAGCCACCCCGGGGGTAGTCATACTATCCTCGGCACTGTGACCACGCCTTTTGGGCCTGGCCTTCGCATGAAGGGCAAGCAGGCGATTGCAGCGTTACGTGGCCAGGCTGTTGGGCAGGACGTTCTCCTCAGTGCCCTGGGCACAACGACTATTCAGGCCGCCGTTGGAGGCGGTGGTGCAATACGTTGTGGTGTTGACTCTATTGGAGGTCGCCTTGCCGCGATCGCACGTCTCTATGAGAGGTACATGTTCAACACGCTGAAGGTCGAGTGGGAACCAGATGTTTCCACCGCCACAGACGGTAGTGTAGCGGTTGCATTAGATACGGATGCAACTTCGCAAACACTCAACCCCGGCATCCCACAATACGCGGACTTGCGTATTTACACAAAGAACTTGACTACTGCCTATTGGTATCCCAAGTCCTTTGTGCGTGAGTGTCCTGACATGGATGACTATCAGTATACAACATTATCTACGGCAGGTACTGCGACTAGTGCAGACTACCGCCAGATAAATGTTGGAACACTGTATGTCAGACCGTCCGGATCCACTTCCGCAACCACAGCTGGGAAGGTGCTGGGGTATATAACTGTGACTTACGACATCATATTGGGGTCGCCCTCTGTTGACCTCCAATTCACCTTGGCGTCGGTCGCTTCCGGACTATTGGGTTCTGGTAAAACCCTTGGTCTGAGTCAGTGCATCTCGGGCAATCCGTTGCCCTTCTTTGAGATGTGCAAGTCGTATGGGCTAGAAACGGTGGGGATGGACCCCGCTCATACGAAGCTGCGTCGGCAGCTTGTGGACTTAGGCTTATGCGTGGATATCCCGCCCACGGCATATGAGACCTGGTTGTCTACACAAAGCAGCTTGCGTCAGCTCATTGATGACGCAAAACCTGACTCAAAACCTCCGCATCCCGGTAAAGATGCGGCTCCCGTCTGCGAATGTTTCACACTCATAGGAGGTGGAAAGCCACCCGTTGTGACACTTTGCGGACTCCACCAATCGGCCGCTGCTGCAGCGCAGCCTGTTGGTAGTCGAAAACTATAAAAGAAAACAACCCCAGCATGCATCGGGCCGTCACCAAGGGTCATGCTGGCCACAATGTGGGTATGGAAAATTCCGTGGACTAGGGCCGCTAGGCGTAACCGAAAGGGGGCACCCAAGTAAGCACCAAATGGCTTGAAAACACGGACGGCGATGAGTCGATAGGTTCCTTCAACCAAAAATCCCGGGGGGCGCTGTGTGCATGCAGTCATCACACAGTGGAAAA